CTATGGGTAGATTCAGATTCATCACCTCTTAAAATGTATGTATGGTCTGGTTCTGCATGGAGAGAAATTGGTGCATAATGGCTAAAGCAAAAACAATAGAAAAAACTACAGAACAACAACTTCGTGAAATTGGAATTGCAAAATTAGTTGCAACAACTGGAATCACAGAAGCAGAATTAAGAGCATTGGGGATAACATCAGATGGCAACAATTAATTCAGATGGTAAAGTAGCATATATCTATAATGCATCAAATCAGACTTGGTATGCGTTGGGTGGAGCAGTTAATACTAACGCTCAATATACATGGACAGCAGATCAAAGATTTGGTTCTGTAGTAACTTTTGATACCGTTGCAAATGCAAAGGCTGGAGTTAATAATTTTCAAAACCTTACTGCAAGAGATGCAGCAATTACTTCTCCAAGCAATGGAGTAGTTTGTTTTGTAAGACAAAATAATAACGGTGATGTAATTAATCAAATTCAGTATTACCATAATGGTGAATGGCGTTATTATGGAGATGCTACAGATTTAGTGACAACCCTATCTAATTATACAATTGCAAAAACAGATGCTGGGAAAACATTAAATGTTGACTCATCTTCTGATGTAACAATTACAGTTCCACTAAATAGTTCTGTTCCATTTATTAAGGGTCAAAAAGTTGAGATTGTTCGCAATGGTTCTGGCAATGTTATTTTTCAAGGAGCAAACGGAGTAACAATTAATAGCAAGTTTATGAATAAAAAGATTGCAGCACAATACTCTGGTGCAATATTGGTAAAAATTGATACAAACACTTGGCTTTTAATAGGCGATTTAACGGCGTAGGTAAAAGATGCTAAACTTTGGATCCTGGGCATCTTCAAAAGGTATGGTTTTAGTACCAAATGTAGTTGGAATGACATCATCAGATGCTTTAAGTGCATTTTCATCATCTCATCTTAATTATGCTGTTATAAGTACTCCAGTTTCTACATCAGATCAAAATCTAGATAATAAAGTTGAATCACAATCAGTTCAAGCAGGTACGCTGGTTAATTATGAAACTATAATCAGCATAAGATATTACACATATGTTGGAGTCACCCCTGTAACCCCAGTAACTCCAGTTACACCTGTAACCCCAGTTACACCTGTAACCCCAGTTACACCTGTAACACCAGTTACACCTGTAACCCCAGTTACCCCTGTAACACCTGTAACTCCACTAGTTTGCCCACCACCAGGAGATACATCTGGAAGTTATTCTGATCCATGTGGTTTTGATCCAACAAGATGTTGTGACAGCGATGGAAGACCTTGGGTACCTCCAGTTACACCTGCAGTTACCCCTGTAACCCCAGTTACCCCAGTTACACCTTATGGACCAGGATGTTACTATGCTTCAAATGAAGAGCAATGCCCAGGTACATTTAATCCTGACAATAATGAGTGTTGCCCAAGCGTAACTCCTGCAGTAACACCAGTTACTCCTGCAGTAACACCAGTTACTCCTGCAGTAACACCTGTAACTCCTGCAGTAACACCAGCAGGCCCTTATTGTAGAACCGAAGTTTATGGAAATGAAAGTTGTCCAGGAGATGAGGCCTACGGAAATGTCTGTTATAACAATGCAGACTTTAGTGGTCCTGCAGTTTCTATTACTTTTATATCATGTGTGTCACAATCTGTAACACCAGCCGTTACCCCAGCAGTAACACCAGCCGTTACTCCAGCCGTTACTCCAGCACCAGTATGTGATTATGAAGATGGAACAGTATATTGTTTAAATGTTAATGCTCAAGGTTACGGAACAGCATATCAAAGATCATGGACGGCTGGATGTCCAGATATGAACTTAGGGTATACTTTTTGTGGAGTACCAGCAGTAACACCAGCCGTTACCCCAGCAGTTACACCTTCAGTAACACCTGCCGTTACGCCATCTGTTACACCAGAAGTTACACCTGCTGTAACTCCTTCTGTAACTCCTTCTGTAACCCCTGGATGTACACCTAACTGTACTCCATGTTCTGGAGATGTTCAAATATGTACTAACTCAGACTGCAGTACATCCTATGAAAGTTGTTGATTAAAAAATCATATTATGCTATACTTAAAAGAAAGGAGATAAAAAATGGCAAAAGAAAGATTTGTATTCTTAGCAAACAATGAGGTATTTTGGGTGCTAGATATTGATGATGAAACATACAATAAAGGTCCTCAAGTTCGTGCTGGATTAGCCTCAAACCCTACAATTGTGATTGTTGATAAAGATCAAGTTGTTTCTGATTTTTCAGTTTGGGACGGTAAAGAGTTTAAGGCACCAGAATAAAATGGAAGAACAACTTTCAGCATGGGAAAAGTATAAACAAAATTTAGGCGAAACAAGGCCTTGGGATATTGTAAATCCAAATGTAGAATGGGCCAGTGAAGAAGAATCAAATAGAAGATTTGAAATTTGTAAAACATGTCCAGAACTTATAAAATTAACAACTCAATGTAAAAAATGTGGATGTTTTATGAAGGTTAAATCAAAACTTGAAAAAGCATCTTGTCCAATTGGAAAATGGTAATGAATAAAAAAGAACTAGCACCAGGAATTTTTATATACTCAGATGTAGTTGAAAATCACACAAGCCTTATTGCAGATATTGAAGAAGGAATGATTAGTGCAAGAAGGGATTGGACTCCATCATCTATTAAAAGTGATGATACAGTAAAGATAGACACTGATTATAGAGATACTCTTACAACTGTTGTGCCATATTCAAAGTCAATCATTGATGATTTTATAAATTTAGATCAAGCCTTTAATGCAATACTATCAAATATTTTTTTAGTTGGCTTTGGACCTGCAGAGGTAGATTATAAGTCAGAGCACCAACTTGAGACCACATGGCATGATTCCTATAGTATTTTAAAATATGGTAAAGGTCAAAAATTTGTTAATCATATAGATGATCACAAAGACTTTCATAGAAGGCTTTCTCTTGTTTATTATATTAATGACAACTATGAGGGCGGAGAGATTGTTTTTCCAAGATTTAATATAACATATAAGCCAAATTCAAATGAACTTTTACTGTTTCCGTCAACCTATGTTTATAATCATTCGGTTCTTCCAGTTTTGGAAGGAACTAGGTATTCAGTAGTTAGTTGGCTAAAATGAAAAAGAATGAAATATCTCCTTGGGAAAAATATAAAAATAGTTCTATAAAAATAAATAGTTTAGAACCAAAAAATACTAAAATTAATATGTCATTAGTAGATCAAGCCCGTAAAGAAAACAGAATTCATATATTTAAAGATGTTTTTACAGATCTTCCATCTTTAGATACAATTATGTCAATGGTCTCTCAATATGTTGATGAAGACTTGGAAAAGTTTCCAGAAAGATCATACCTTTTAAATGATTTTGTTGAAGGCGAGTCCTCTGACATGAGACTAAAATGTAGATTTTGGTCAAGAATGGCTTTTCAACTTTATGATCAAAATGATAAATATATGTCCATAATTCCAGAACTTGATCAGGTAACTAAATGGGGTCTTTCTGAATACTCTTCAGATGTTTATGATGGTAACTTTGCTTTAGTTTCTCTTATGAAAAATCGTGGGGTTGTTGGAAAAAAACACAGTGATCATGTAGATCAATTTCAGTGGGTAGTTAAAGGTGAAATGATTTGGCGTACTGGAGAAAACCTGCAAAATGAATATCATCTTGTAGAAGGAGATTTTGTGTTTATACCTAAAAACCTTACCCATGAGGTTGAGACTTTAGTGGCACCTAGAGTAGCAGTCAATTTAATATTGAGAAACTAAAAAGCACCCATAGGTTTTATCCCATAGGTGCTTTTAGTTGTTTATAATTTAGTTTGGAAATTGAGCCATCCAGTACTTTGTACGTGGAGTCAGTCCATGCCAAGAAGACCAATCTTTGCCACCATCTGACATATGAAATGCAATCTGTGCATTTATTACTGGGTTTAAAAGGTCAGAGTTTGTAACAAGTTCAAACTTGTCACGACGCTCAGGACCTAAATCATTAATCATATTGATTTGAAACATACCATAAGAACTGTCCCCAGTCTTGGAGTTTCCATTAAATCTAATTGGCTGACCATTAGACTCTTTCTTTGCTACTGCCCAAGCCTCAACAAGGTTTGATCCTCTGAATCCAACAAGGTAAAGTAGTTCCTTTAGTTCTAGATCGGTAAGAGTTCCTTTATTTTCAAAACTCTTTAATTTTTCTTCCTTAGAAACCAAAAAAACCTCTTGCGAGGTGGTTTGCGAGATCTGAGCCTGTTCGGGACTTAAATGGTTATTAATTGTTGCAGCATTAGCACTGTTAGAAAATACAGCAAATAATGCCACAATACTGAGTGTGCTAATGATCTCTTTGTTTCTTTCGATAAATTTAATCATAGTTTCCTCCTTAGAAAACAATAACACCCTGGTAGGTGTCTATGTATAATTATAACAGTTTTTACTTAATGTTGTCAAGTTGTTAAATCAAATATGGTATAATGAAATATTATGGCACAAACATCTGGAGATTTTTCATTACGTTATCCACAGGCATCAGATGCAGTAAATGTGCATGGAGATATTGCCAATCTTGCTGAAGATGTTCAAGATGCTCTATCTGGATTAGACTTATCTGTAATTCAGGTTAGTGTAATAAATGCTTCT